GGTTTACGCTATTCTGATAACAGCGTTACTTGCGTCTGCGGTTGGAAAAGATATTGTAAAACTACCTGCTGTACTTGTTTTGTCTCCACCAAAATCAAAAACGGCAACTGCTGGATCGCCAGTAGCTGTATCATTATAAATCATACAACCTCTTGCAGTAATAGTAGCTGTACCAAAAGTTAAATCAGCAAAATCAGTGTACGCAGTTGTTCCTGATGTTGTAGGGTTGACGTTTGTTAAAGCTGCTCCACCCGCAGTATAGTTTGTTCCTGATGCTTCTTGACCTGTGCTATAGGCTGTAGTAGAAGCACTCATAGTCGCAGAGCTAGTGTATAAAGCAAGTTTAAAGGTATTACCTCCAGTCGCTTTAAAGTTATGTACCGCTTGCAAAAGCTCACTTTTGAAAGAAGTACACATTGCTTGTGTTATAGCCATTATAGCCTCCTAATAATTTCAGCTAAGTCTTTATGACCTTGCTGTTCTAATTGATTCCCTATAGTACACATATGGTTTTTAATCGCCTCATGCATATAATAAGCAATGATTTTGTAGCACAAATTTTTAAAAGCGTGTGCTTGTGCTTTAATTTGCGGTGGTGCTGTATCACTTACCGAAATAATTTTTTCAGTCGCCATTTCAGCAACCTCTTCTGGAGTGTGACCTCTATTTTTAGTTGTCTTAACTCCTAAATTTCCTATAGATATTGTAAAAGAATCTGTTTCCATTAGTATTTTTTTGGCTCTGGAGGGTTTAAATTTATATCATTTCTATCTATCTTTCCAACTGGCTTTAAGTTTTTTTCTATTTGAACCTCAGAAAACTTACAAACCTTTATTCCTTTTCCATTTTGATAAGTAACCTTTGGATCATCTAATCTATGATAACCATAAAGTTTATCTTTAAAACCTATATCTGTATCTAGTAATGATGATCTTGGTGCTATTGAAACATCTATACCAGCATCAATGCATTTAGATAACCAAAACTCAACACATCCTCTTCCAGCTTCTGCAAAATGCATATTGCTTTTATAAGTAAAATCAACGCCAAAAACAGCAATGCTTTTAACATTAGACCATAATGCATAAGCAATGGCATAAGCAATTGTATTGTTGAAATAAGAACAACCGAGCTTTCCTACAACTTCTTCTAATGGATATTCTTCAACAGCAGGCACTCTTTCATCTAGCTCACAAGAATAAATGGGATAATAAGCAGTTGGTAGAACCAGTCTCATCATTTTTGTCATAGACCCTGCATCTTCTGAATCTAAAAAACGACTCATGGGGTCTAATATAAAAGCCCTGTCTATGCGAGGCAAAACACCTATCATTGCATTAACTGCCCATACTTCATCAAACGATACACTATGAACCTGTGATAAATGAAAATCTATCTGGCTTTGTCCCATTGCTACAATTGCAATGTTTTTATCTTCCATTTTTTTAGAAGATTTAAAGCTGTCCTGCTCTGTAGGCATCGTTTCTATCTCTGCCTTCTCCCAATACTTTAAGTCTGCCCAATGCAGATTCATACCTTGTGTTATAAACAGACATCATATCCTGTTCGCCTTTCATATATACATATCCTTCTAGCAAACAAGCATATAGCAATGCTGAAGGTGCATTTGTTGATAACCATGTTGTACCACTATCTGAGCCAGCAGTTATTGATGCTGGTCTATAAAAATAATGTAATTCAACATTGTAAGCAGAGTCTGGTGTTGGAGCTACAATAAAATAATCATTATCAAATATAGCGTAATATTCAGGCTCTCCTGTTGTTGATGCATTCGGATATAGCTCTCTAATCCAATTAACATCTTTATTTATTAAAAAAGTTTGATTACTGCTATTTGTAAAAGACAAAGAATAGGGTGCTAAAAAATCAGTAGGTATGCCTAAATACTGATTGCTTGAAGATAAAGCACCCACCTGATTCTTTCTAAAAACAGGCAACTGAACATTCTCAAGAATACGATCTTCTGCTTGTTTAATAATATCTGGAAGATATGTAGTAAAAGAAGTCTCACTATTCTGGAGATAATTCTGTATTAAGTTTTTTAATTCACCATAAGTCATTGTTTTTTATAACTTTCCACCACCAAATTTTCTTTTAACTTGGTCATTATAGTTTTCTGGAGCTTGTCCTTCAGCTCCCATATTTCTTTTTTCTTGTGATTGTTTTTTTCTAAAATCTTTTATCATTTTCCTTTGATCTTTTTTAGAAGAAAATTTATATCGCTCACTATTTTTTAGTGTTTCTAGTTTTTTATTGTCCATTTTTTATCCTCTAGCTTGTTGTTACTTTAAGTTTTCCTATTTCACCACTCATATCAAGACCAACTGTTCTTGATCCAGCAGAAGTAACACCACCACCAATCGGGTCAAATGCATATAAACGCCTACTGGCTTCTTGTGCTTTATCAGGTCTTGGGTTCTCCAAAGCAATTGGATCATCAACTGGTGTTCTACCTAGTTGATACTGAGGTTGATCTTGATCAAAACACTCAGGACAAACCAAGAATCCACTGAGTCTTGTGTCAACTACTTCATCTTTTAAATCTTTTAAATCGTAACGAAAACCGCAACGATCACAAAATCCAAAAGCATACTTACCTTGTGCAAACTGTGTCATTAGTTATTGTAAGATGTCCACGGCACAAAACGAAAATTCGCTTTAACCCTATCTTCCTCTGAAGCTAATTGCCATTGTTCTTCATACTCTTGTTTTAATATAGGCAATCGGTCTGATACTTCTGGTCTTTTCATAGCTATGTAATAAGCCAGCCCAGAAACCAAACAAGGTAAAAATCTTTTAGGAACATCCATATTATTGCTACCGGGTGTTCCGCTATCATAAATTTGTCTTATCCGATAATAAGAAACAGTATATGTTTGAGTATCATCAGGCACGGGCCAAAGTGTATATTGTGGCGTTGTTGTAAGTCTTTGAATCCATATCTGTGTAGGCTGACCTGACTGTAATTTATTAGGTATATCAGCATATTGACTAGGTGATATTCTAGTTAGTTGATAATCAGTTTGACTAGAACTGTCTCCAGAATTTAACCTAAGATGAGTTTCCATCAAATCAATCGTATCGTCAGGCAATGTATAGGTTGCTGTATCGGCAGTTAATGTTTGTGTTCCATTTTCAATTGTCCACAAATTGATTCCACGATTTTGCCACTCAAGCATCATCATATCAATACTACGTCTAGCAGTACGATAGTCATAGCCAGTACGAGCTTCTAATCCCGCTCGTTCATAGGCTTCTTCAACAATCTCACCTATATTGAGATTGAAAGCATTAGTGGTCGCAATTGCCATTTACAGCTTTCCACCACCAAATTTTCTTTTAATTTGGTCGTTATAGTTTTCAACTTTAATATCTTCTCCACCCATATACCTAATCATTTTTCCTTCAGCATATTTTACTTTTTTGCTTTTTTTAGGTTTAGAAGATTTTGAATCGTAATAATTAGGCATATAGCCTCCCTTATTTTTTCTTTTTGATTTAGATAATGATATAGCAACAGCTTGTTTCTGGGGATACCCCTCTTGTTTTAACTTAGAGATATTCCCAGAAATAACTTTTTTAGAGCCGCCACTTTTCAGTGGCATTACTTTTTAGCTTTTTTCTTAGCAGGTTTTTTTGCAGGAGCAAGAGCTTTCATAGCAGCTTGAGCTTCTTTTTTAGTCATTAGACTGCCATCAACGATAACTTCTTCGCCGTCAATGATTTCTGCAACTTGAAAAATTGGCTCTCCACTTGGAACTCTTTCTCCATTTTGAACTACTTTATATTTTGCCATAACAATTCCTAGCTTGGATTAGTGTAATGTTTAATCACAGTCATAACGATAGTATAAACATCGCCACTACTATGACCAACTGTTGTAAACTTAACATCGCCTGTAGAGCCAGTTCCTGCATTATCAGGAATACCGCTAAAATTAGAAAAATCAAATTCATCAGACCAATCAGCAGGAAGCTGAATAGCTAATACATCAGTATCAGCATCAAATAATATTTTGACACCCATTCCGATATTGCTGAAATAGATTTTTTCAATGCTTACTGAACTGCAAGACATTCTTGTTACTGGATTAACAGATAAAGAAGAAACATCAATTTTAGTGACGGCACTCTCTCCAGTACCGTCACTTACGTTAGTAAACTTAAATGTAGCGTGTTGTGCTCCATCAGAGATGGTTTGTGTTGCTACTGCATCAGCCATTATTTACCCCCTTATGCGTCAGCAAATGGAGTTACTAGTGTTCCTGATCCAAGAATAATCCCTTCGACAGCATACTTAGCAGAAGCCATTGCAGTAACTTTTACGATACTACCAGCTAGTCCGCCTTTAGTGCTTCCGTTCATAGTAATTACATCATTGCTTGATCCAGAAATAAAAGTTTTACCTGTTGCATCATCTACACCAGTATATAGACCGCCAACGAATTTATCTGTTCCGTCAGTTAGTATGTCCATATCTGTAGCTGCTGTAACAACAACAAATGTAAAAGTAGCACCCAAATTGTTAGTTTGATTTGGATCGTCATCTGCATCTGGTGCAGTCGCAACGATAGAAGGCAAAGTAAATTTACCATCTGCATCATTTGTTATTAATACTTTACCAGCGTGAGATGCAACTGTAAGTGTTGTATCAGCAGTTAGACTAACTACGTTAGCATTTCCTGCCGAAATAAAACCAGCCAATGATTGAACTGGTCCTGAAAAGGTTGATTTTGCCATAATTTCCTCCTACGGAAATAAGTCCTACCGTCTTGGCGAGTCTGCTAGGTCAGTCTGTAGGACAAGTTTACCCTAGATAAAGTTAATGGGGGTTGAGTAAGAAACCCCCCCATCACAGGTTCCATTAACAAAATTAAGCTCCTGAAGAACCGAAAGCACCAAGCGGATCAGATACTCCAAATGAATATCTTTCTCTAGCTTTGTACCTCACATTTCCAGTATCAAAATCGCCATCCATGCTCGTTTCCATTGGAGTTCTAACGAAATGTTTGAATCCATTTGGAACATCGGTCATTAAGAACCATGCATCAGTATCAGTTAGATAATGATTCACAGCATAACCACCGGGAACAACGCCCATTGATTTTATCGCATTAATATCATTGTCAGCAGTACCCACTCTGAGATCAGACTGTAGTATCCGTTGAGCAACAAACATCAAGTTAGGCGGTATAATCAACTTCGTTGGTTTTGCAGCAATTAGCAAACCACGCTCGTCAGTCCATCCAGCAATCTGAATAACAGCCGCTTCTAGTGAAGTTTCGTTAAGATCAGCTTGTGTAGAAGGAGTGTTCGAGTTTGTTCCACCTGAAACAAGAGGGTGAGAGGTGCTGAATAAATCAACTCCATCACCTGAATCAAAATCTCCAAACCCTTTATTCAAAGGATATGCAGCTTTGACTTGCTTCGTATAAGCCATAGCTCTGGCAAGTGCTTTAGTGTAGCGTGCAGAAAGCGAATCATAAAGATTATCTTCCATAGCTTCTTCAGTAATAGCAAATCCCATTGCAATGGTTTCGTGGTTGTATCGAGCAGTAAAAGATTCTTGTGCGTTATCATAACTGATAGCAGCACCTTCGTCTTTTACAGGGGCAGCGTTAAAGCCACTTAGCTTGACTTCTTCTTCAAACGATCTGTCTGATGATTCAGTCTCATATATCTCTTCATGCTCATTTTCGTACTTGCCGTACTCTAGCCCGAACAACGCATTTAAACCGGGTAGAAGTTCTTTAAGTAACTGTGCTCTTGAAATAGCCATTTATTAAATTCCTTATATTCCAGTTGTGTTGTCCATGAGGTGACCAACATTAAACTTGACGACAACATCAGTGTAACTATCACCAACAGCAGAGTTCGGTCCATCGACAAACTCGATGATACGAACTGGTAGTGTGTTAGTGGTAGCTGCAGTAGAAATATCGACAGCGTTTTTGCTAGTCCCTATAGAGGTAGAGCCTGCTGTTTGAACAACCGCACAATTAGTTCCCAATACAGCTTGAGCGGCAGAGCCGTCACATTGCATTTGGAAAGTAATATCTGGGTCATCCATAACATAGGCTACGGCATCTGAAGCAGAAGTAGATGCGGGCCATTGTTGATTAAAGGTCTTTTGATTAGTATTTGGATCGGTGTAAGCACATCCGACAAAAATACCAATTGGAGTTAAGGAAGTCGTGCCAGTGTCTTTTTCGACAGTACCGGCAGTAACTAGCTTAACGAAGTCGCCATAAAAAATACCAGTGCCATAACCACTCGCAATTTTATAGTGACGAACTTTTCCGCTAAAAGAACCATTACAACTAAGTCCAGCTTGTGGCATAGCACCGTAAGGTGTTGCACTACTAGGCATAATAGCCTCCCTATTTACATCACAAAGTTAAAATTCATAACCCCATGAAATAATAAATTACTTCTTGGAGTTACTCCCGAAAGTAACCCTAGACTGCCTTTCCGGTTGAAGCATAGGCATTCTTGGATCATTTTCTCTAAGGTAATTATTATCAATGCCATTCATTTGTTGATCAGCCATTTTCTCGTAATATTCTTTACGTTCTTTGACCATTTCAACAGGGGCTTTACATAATAATAACCCACCAACTTCAATTGCACCTTCGCTTGCCCAGCGTGAATCTTCATCCGAAAGTATTTTCAACTTAGGTTGAGACTCAGCAGAGACGACCTCCCAGCCTTCTCTAAACTTACTGGAAACATTAGTGTTATCTGGATTACCAATCATGCTGGTACGAACCCATCTAAACACCCATCCTTCCTCTGGTTCAGGGTCAGGTAGTACATTTGGTGGTGACCACGACTTCTTTCGTTGTGTGGTTTCTCGATTATACTCCTCTCTTGGAGTGCGCTCTTCAGACATATAAATATCCTCTAGTTATTTGCAGACATATCCTTAACCAACTGGTTAGCATATTGTTCTGGCGTTACCCCAAGACGCTTTGCGAGGGCGACTTGAGTTGCTGTAAGCTGTACTTTGCGTGGTTTTGCACCATTATTGCGTGTAGCAGGTGCAATCACGGAACTTTGGGAATTGGAGCTTACAGCTTCTTTTTCTTCACTCCCAAAGAAATCTGGAAATACTGACTTCATTCTTGAATCTATTCTTTCATAGTATTCATCAGAAGCAGGATCAATGTTTTCTTCTCTAACTAATTTTTCATGCACACCATATGCAAAGCTAGTCATTTCAGGATCACTTCCAAACCATTGGTTTTTTGCTTGCCATGAAATAGCTTTATCATCAGGTCTTGGTGGCATCTGTTGTTGAGGAACAAACTGTTCTTGTTGTTGTGGAACAAATTCTTCCTCTGGAATCCTTGCATTAAATTGTTCAGCACTAGCCGCATCCATAGTTGCTCTAGTTAATGCCTCTTGAGCCATCATAATCTCTTCAGCATTACCATCTTCATAAGCCTTTTTATATCTTTCTTGTGCTGCTTGTTTAGCAAACTCTGCTCTTTCTTCGGCTTGTTTTCCAAGATATTGCTGACCATCATTAACCAATTGGTTTAAACGATCATTTTCAGACTTTATTTGCTGTGCATATTTAATTGCTTCATCACGAAGTTTTGCAGCTTGTTCTTTTTGCCTTCTTTCTTCATGATGTTTTGCAGTTAATTGATCAATTCTTTTTTGAACGCCTTTATCGACATTTAAAATTTCTTCATCAACTGGCTTTTCTGAATCATTTTTAACATCTTCAGCAAAAACCTTTTCTTTTTTTTCAGGTTTTTCTTCAGAATCATCAATAATTTCAATATCAATTTCATTTTCAGACTCAACAACCTCATCTGGCTTAGAGCCAATTTTAGATTTAACGCCTAAAAACTTCTGTTCTGTACTCATTGTTGAGTTTTCGTTAGTATCGCTCATACTTTTTCTATCCCTCTGGGATCATCAACCACTGCTTCGACACTATCATCATTAATGATGCGAAATTCTTTCCCATGAATTTTAATCCTAGTACCACTAAATGCACGAAAAACAACAAAATCTCCTTCGGAACACCAAGCTCCAGTAGGAAATCGTGATTCGTCTTTGTAGCAATCAGGTCCCATTTTTAAAACAAAACCTGTAATAGTGGCTACTTCTTCATTGCGAATAGTTTCATCCGCTTTCAAAATACCGCCTTCGGTTTTATCTTCTTTTTCAGGGATTGCAATTAGGATTCTATATCCTGTGGGTTCTGGCAACTGTGTTGCCTCTTTTTTTTCTTTCTCTATATCGAGTGCAGTTTGCATGACCACCTCTTTGCACGGAATTATTAAAGGTTTCCGAGTTACCTTGCGGCACTATGCCGATTTAGAGTCGTTCTAATTCTTGAATAATATCCAAAAGTTCACGCTCTGCGAGGGCTAAACCCTCGATTACACCAGATTGATGTTTGTATTCATCAAAACTAGTACAACTTCCTGTAGCAATATTATCTGCTCTATCGTTCATTAAGTCTCGTATTCTCGACTTAAACTTTTCAATCAGTATATTACTGTCCATTAGTATTATCAGATGTTATATCAGATGCAAGTCTTGATGCAATCTCAGCTGCTTTAGTGGCTTCTTCACTTTCAATTTTTTCGCCCTCTACTTGAGCATCAATTACATCGCTAACCAGTTTTTGTTTTACGCTGGCATCAGCAATTTTTTCTTGCGACCTAATTCTTTCAAGCTCAATAGCATCACGGCTTTGAGCCTTTTGCATATCAACTTGTGCATCAACCATATCGGCTTGAGCTTTACGCTGAACTTCAGCTTCTTTAATATCAAGTTCACGCATTTTTGCTTGAACCAATGGGTCTTGCATTTGTTGTTGAATTTGTTGTTGTTGCGCTTCTCTTTCGTTTTTCTGTAATAATCTTTCCGCAGCTTCAGCAACCATTGATGACAATCTTTTTTCAATATCTTCTGGAAGAGGCTCACCCAATGGAGGTAACTCAACACCCAATTCTTTTTCAATCTCATCACGATATTGAAATGCCAAATGTTCTCTAATATGAGACTCTACAGATGCTTGTAGTAACTGCATACCTTGTGGGTTGTTTGCGCCCATTTGAGCCAACTCTGGGTCTTGTATAGCACTCATATGAACTCTAATGTGTGCTTCTTGATCTTGATATTCAAATGCTTTAACTGGTTCGCCATTAATCATATTCATATTTTCACTGACTGGATCAGCAGCTTTTACATCATCGCCTAGCGGAACAATCTTGTCTGCATCTCTAATGCCTAATGTATCTAACATTTGTCTGTGTAATTCAGGCAAATTATAAATCTGTGGCGATTGTTGAGCCAACTGAAGTGCTGCTTGATACTGCATTATTCTTTGAGACATTGTTGCTGAGTTTGGATCAGAAACAGGTTGGACATCAATGCGGTCATCAAAATCTTCAGCCTTAATATCAGACTCTGCATCAACCTCATAAGGATAAGATGGAGAGGTAAAGTCTTTAATTACATTAACTAAGATATTAAATTCTTGTTTCATTGAAGCGTGAAGCCTAGATTGTATAGCAGTCATAACCTTCATGCTTCTTTCAAGAATTGCTAATGTTGTTCCAACTGGAGCTTCTGAGTTCATGTCGCTGACATTTAAATCTGATGCACTCGTAAACCTTCTTCCTTCTTCAACAATATTTCCTAGCAACTGATAAAGAGTTGCCGATGGTTCTTTGTAAGGAAGAAATGTAATGTTGTCTCTAATTGCACCACCGGGAATATCTACATCTCTAAACTCACCCGGCATAATCGGAGTATCATCCCCTTTAATTCTAAGCCCTCTGGACTTTAGACCACCCGGCAAGTTTGATAATGTTCCTGCATCTACTAGCTGTCTTAACAGTGAAGTAGCAGATTTTGCCAATCCACCAATCAAATGCACCAAACCAAATCCATAAAACCCAAGACCCGGCAAGTATTGATAATGTGCAAAGTGTTGACGCATCATTCGATTATTGTCTTTCTCATACCAATTTCTGCGAATGGACAAAATGCTGTTGCTTGAAATATCAATGGTAACTACATAAGGAAGTGCAATGCCTGTTTCATTTCCTTCATCATCAGTATCTTCAAAGCCTTGTAGGTCTAAGTTCACCATCATTTCTAACAGCGTATAGCGATTATCAAAGTCATAAGTTGAGCTATCGCCTGTTAATTCATCGTATTTTTTACGAATATCATCTGGATCAGGAGATGGATCAGGTAAGTCAATGTCTCTATAAAAGCCTGATACCTGTAATTTACGCACATCATTCGCATTCTTTTTCATAATGTGTGTAGCTCGTTCTGCCATTTGAAGATCGGTTGCACCATAAGACACAATAAAATCTTCAGCAGGAACAAAGATTGCACATGGTCTGTCCATGTTTGGATCGTAATAAACTTTTCTAAATGCTGAACCCGCTAATGGCAATGAAAACAAAAGTTTTTCAGTTTCAGTTCGGTATTCAGTCATTCTATCAGTCAACAAATAGTTCATATAGTCTTGAACTCTTTTTGATTGCTGTTCTTTTTCAGGAGTAACCTTGCCAAATATTTTAGTATTTACTGGTCCTGAAGCTGGAAATATTTCTCCAATTGCCTGACTTTGAAATCGTACAACAGCTTCTGTAAGCATTGGGTGAAACACACCGCATGAGCCGGGCCATGGTAAAGTTCGATCTTCAATCTTCAATCCCAACTGGTCTAAACCTTTTATATAAGTTTCTTCCCAATCATTCCTAGAATCTCTATCGCCTTGATATTGACCAACAAGCTCTGATGCTAACATTTGCAAATCATCTTCAGACATTTCTTCTGCTAAGTTTGCAAAAAAATCACCGCTTGGATCAAAAGCATCGGGATCAAAATCAATAATCATTCCGCCATCTTCGGTCATCATTGCGCCATTAGGCTCAACAATATCTATTTCAACGCTTGATTCTAACTCACCTTCTATTGGTGTTGCTGGTGTTGTTCTTTCAATTGCCATAGTAATCCATTAATTATATTTTTGCTAAACGAGAAGGAAAATTACCAATTGATCCGCCCGCAGAAAAAGTTGAAATCCCTTCTTCTAAAACTTTTTTTCTCATTTCTGGGGTAATTTTAATCGTATTGGCTTTTGCTAATTCTATAGACGTTTTTGGTGTCATAACATTTGGGTTTCTAGCTGTTTCTTTAAAACCTGCGCCATAAGTATCATCTAAATCCAGACTTCCTTTTTCAAACTTACCACCATATTTCTTAGCCAGTTTCTGCATTGCAGAAGGTATCTTCTTATCATACAGCATTTCATAAAACTTGTGGTATTGATCAGTGTATCTATTTTTCATAGCGGCAGAAGTAGAAATGGAGAGTGCATCTTTGCCTTCATCAATTGCATCAACCAATAAACTTTTTATCCCCATATTGTACCAATCGTCTTTGAATGGGTAGTCGGGAACCATTTTAAATAATTTCCCACTTTCATCAATACTGCTGTTCGCTGCATCTTCTAATTTTTTTAATGCATCGTTTAAATCTTTCGGCAACTGAGATGGTCCAACACCTTCACGCATTGTATATTTTTTTACAGCTTCGTTAACATATTCTTTTGCAACTTTCCCTTTAGCAGAGGCTCTTATATTATCCGGCTGGTAATATATGTTACTACCGTATCCATCTTCCAATGATTTCCAATCATATTCTGTTAGGTCTAAATCGTATTTTTTGATAATTGGTTGTAAGTTTTCGTATTCATTATCGATTAATGAATTAAATTTACTTAATTCTTTATTTGATGATTCAATCCCCTCTTTTGTTTTATAACCATATCTTGATCCTTCTCTATGCAAATCAGACTGAAGCTCATCAATGTGCAAACTTTTAGAACCATCTTCTAAAGTTCGATCCCTTACTAATGCGTGTGCTATTTGGTTATCATCATTAAAATGAGGGTTTGTTGTTTGACGCAATTGGGAAACTGAATCTTCTGGAGCATTTTCCCAATTAAATACAACTTCCCTATAGTTTTCACCGCCGGGTAAATTATTATCTATTTCTGTTTTATATTGAATATCACTGTAATAATCTTCTTCGCCATCTACTCTACCAAAATCATATCCTTCTCTGGACATTGAATTTCGCAATTGAATCCTAGCTTCTGTGTTACTGTAAGGAACAGATGGAGTATCCATTCTTTTTCCATTAACGAAAATGGTATAGCCAATATCTTCATTGCCTAGTGCAAAGGTATTATCACCTACATCAGCAACCTTAATCATCTCATATGGATTATCTAGATAATCTTGTTTAGCCAATGAATCAGCAATCTCTTCATGCATTGTTTCTGGCACATCATCCCAAGATTTTTTATTTACACCCCATGCTTCATTGTAATGATTTAGTAATTCTTTTTGTATTTGTGAATCACCTCTTTCAATATCATATAAAAAATCATCGGTTCTATACTGCCAAAAATTTGAGCCATCTAAAGGATCACGATCAGGTGTGCTTTCTATAAATTCTAATACTGGACTGTTATCGCCTTCATAAACATTTTTTCTAATTTTTATTTGATTATCACTAACCCCACGCACAACTTCATCAATGCTTGCGTTTGGGTTTGCTTCAATAAATTCATCAATGCCTAAATATTGAATTTCTTTTGGTTTCACTCCTTTGTTTGCAGAAGCATTAACCCACTCTGTAATCTGTTTTCCTTTTAAGTCTTTAGGTGCTCTATTTATCAAAGTCTCAATGGTGGGCGAGACAAAGTTCTCATCTCTTGCATATTTATTAACCAAGTCTGCTTGTTCAGACAAAGATGCAATTCCTTTTGATTTACTTGCTTTAATTGCTTTTCCAGCAGCTCCAATGCCTTTCAATGTTGTTCCTGCTATAAGCCCTGCTGGTCCTGTAAATGGAGCAGAAGCATAAGCTGCATCCCCCAGAACGCCCATCGTTTGATACAAGGCATCCATGTATCTTTTGTTTTCTATGTTCTCAGAAAAACTTGGCAGTCTTTCAGTCGGAATCATATTATCTTCAGTCGGTATCTGTGGATATAAACCAAAGTAATCAGTCAATCCAGAACTCGGAGCCATCAATCCGCCCATCCAACCAGCTTGAGCACCTAATGTTGGGAGCTTTTGTTTTATCTGTTGCTCTCTTGCTTGGCGATCTAAATCTCTTTGCAGAAATCTTTGCTGTCTTTGTTCTCTTGTTTCTGCCATTAGTAATACTCTGCTTTACCTGCGTAAAAAGGTTCATCTTCTTCATCGGAGTAAAGGCTGACAAAACCACCTTGTCTAAATCTTAACAAAGCCTGAGTGCTGGAATCGACTAAATCGTCATGATCTGCATTTGGAAAAGCCGCAAACTCTTCAATAACTTCATCTGCCCATCGGGTTTCCGGTGCCCAAACTATTCCAGTTGCAAACAAATCTGCAACCGCATTCACTCTTGCTATTTTATCGTTCCCTCTCGATGGGCTAAATTCTGATACAGGAATCCCCATTGATCTCAATTCAAAGATTAAGGGTGTTCCTGCGGCTTTCGACTCGACAATAAACGCATCGGGTTCATACTTCTGCCATGTCTTATAAGCCACTTTCTTCAGTTCTGGAAACTCCAATCGCTCTTTAAACGCATCCAATAAAATTAAATTGGGAGCCATTCTCCCATCTTCATCGTCTGCGTAAAACACTCCCCATGTCGTGCAAGCAGAATAGTCTGCCCTTTCTGATTTTAAAAATGCGGTGTCCCAAGACTGAATTAAAAACTCACAATGCGGTGGTCGATCTTCTTCCCATCGTTTCCACCACTCTCTTTTAACCAATGCGCCTTCTTCACTGGTTGGGTCTTGCTGATATTGTGCAGACCATTTTGAAACAGGAAGCTCTTCTTTAAGGGCTTCAAGCTCTTCTATTTTCCAAAAGCCGGGCCAAAGTGACTTGCCTGAAGGCAGGATTGCAGGAAACTCAATGACTCTCCATTCTTCTCCACCACGCTTCATACTGGTTTTCAATAGGTTTCCAGTCAAATCTCGTTTGTGCCATCGGGTCATTACCACCACAATCGCACCGCCCGGTTGTAAACGCTGACGAGGACCTGAGGTGTACCATTCAAAAGTCTTTTCAAATACTTTGGGATCGGCACTTGCGCCTTCCTGCTCTGAGTGTGGATCATCGATTATCAATAAATCCGCACCTTTACCAGTTACAGCACCGCCAACACCAATCGCAAAATACTCACCGCCTTTGTTGGTATTCCATCGACCCGCAGCTTTACTGTCCGCTTGCAGGTTTACAGTATCAAATATCTTTTGGTAATCCTTTGAGCCAACCAAGTTACGCACCTTTCTACCGAAACCCACTGAGAGTTCTGCGGTGTGTGCAGTCTGAATTACCTTTCCTTCTGGCTTGTGTCCTAGAAACCATGCAGGCAACAGATAAGACGCAAACTCACTCTTGGTATGTCTAGGGGGCATATTGATAATCAAACGCTTTAAATCGCCATTGACAACACGACCAAACTCTTCAGCCATGATCTTGTGGTGATCCCCTTCTATAAATGCGGGCCAAACCGACTTTACAAAAGTAATAAAGTCACCCTGACAATCTTCTCTAAACTTGGCTTTTTGTAATTCTTCAAGTTGTTTAAGCAACTCCAGCTTCTCATCGTAAGAAAGATTGCTGATGTTCTGTATCGTTTGTGAATTAATCTGCATTACAATTGAGAAACATCCATTCCAAATGGTGTCATACCACCTTCTCTGTATTGATATGGAGCTTTTTTAGATACCACTTTGCCATCTTTAATACTGGCTACCAATAAATCTTCGCCTGTTACTTTGCGACCCGATCTAACAATCTCTTCGATCTTGCCGGGTTTTATATACATATTTCTAATCGAACCCATCGCTTCTTCTACGCTCATCGATGATGGCGTGTCTGGAGAAATATTAATCCTTACATCCGCTTCTCTAAATCGTTTGTCTCCACGACCACCTGATCGCTCTTTACCCAAACCCTTTAGTCTTGGTGGATGATCAGAAACCCTGACAGTGACCCTTGCTGGATTATCCATACCAAGTCCCACATCTTTTTGTAGTGTAAAATATTGAGAATCCGATGTTAGACTCTTCGAGGGGTTTGGCGCACCAGCAATACTGCGATCTTTTGTGAACAATTGTTTTAATACATCCGATGTGGCATCAACGTATTCTTTGTCTCCTAATTTCTTAGGAGTCAGAAAATGCATCAGCTTTGAGTTAAGAGGGCGTTTCTCGCCCGCCAAATTCACCATTTGATCCGACTCAAAAATTGGGTTTTTTGTAATATCGTCACGATGCTTTCTACCACGAAAGATTGTTCCTTTCTGTGCTCGACCTAGTTTGCCTGCTTTCGATACCGTTTTCAGTCCCAGACCCAAAGCCGCACCCACACCAGTCATCTGCAGTGCATCCCCTAAAGCACCCAAGCCTTGAAACCCTGCTTGACCGAACTCACCTGCCTTTAGATTCGCTAACATACTCTGGCTGTTCTCATCAGGGTACATCCCCAACGCATCCAAAACACCAGCACCGGGTGCAAAATAGCCCGCAGTGGTTGCTAACGATTTAATTCCTTCATTCATGAAGCTCCCGCATTTGTTCTAATAATTCTATTTCCTTACCATAGCGTTTTTCAAACTCAGCTTTGTAAGGGTGGCGGGAAACACATTCAGTGGTATTGTAGCCAGAGCGATGATGTCCCCAGCACAGTGGTATTGTCAAAAAATGAGCCCCCGCCTTCGTCTTTCCTTCGATATGGTGCGGTTCACAAGGACTGAATACACTCATTTCATTTCGGCAGACGATACATCCGTACTGACAGATAAAATCCATCCACTCTTGTTCCTCTTTGGTCGGACTTCTTCCTTTCATTTGAACTCAAACCCAATGTAGAACAACAGGGCAAACAATATTCTCCATACCACTTTCCAAATCACTAATACCACCTAGTATATTACCAGCTATATCTATACCAATCTCTTAACTATCTAGTATTTAACCAGTTGGTAACTTACTAGAGACGGTATATCCACTGGATTATAGTATTTAACACCTCTTCACAGTTTCTTGTCAAGGCTTTTCTGCGTGAGGTGCGCTGGTCGGAGGGTTCGATGCCCCTTTTTTAGTAAAATGCCCTTAGAAACCAGCTCATTGACCAAAGAATGCACCCATCCCACGCTTTTTACACCCAAATTTTCCGCAATTTCCTTGTATGTAGGCGCACAGTAGCGTTCAAGCCAGTAATTTTCCACAAATTCCAGTAAATCCGCCTGTTTTTTTGTTAAATTTTTTTCCACACTAGGATTCCTTGAGCTAATTCCTGATTCATAAGGGTAAATGGTATCAAAATGGTAGACCAAAGAAAAGAAGAAGGGGGGGGTCATAAAAATTGGGAATCTTTTGTGCAAAACTCTATTTACAATGAGCTAGGAGTCCCAAGTGCGTGTAGGGGGGGTGTAGGGGTCGTATCTTCTATATTTATGCGTGTACGCAAGGGGGGGTCTTTCTACTGGTGCGGATAGTTCTAGTCAGAGATGACCAGTTTCAGTTTCTCTTTGATCTCTGCTTCGAGTTCTGAAGTGGTCTTGTTGTTGTTGACTGTGACATTTACCTTAGACTCAGGATTAAATATATCGATCTCTCTGTGCTTGCCTAAGAGTTCGAGTGCCTTCAGTCTACTGCTTGGGTTATCGCCTTTGGTTTCTTCCACTAGACGCTCAACAATGTAGCGAGAGAGAGAGTGGACAGAGGTCTGTAAATTCTGTTCTTTTCTAGCGGTTAGTGTTTGTACCCTTGAGGATATCTTGGGGTTGTTTAGGAGTTCATGTGCTGATCTGTGAACAGTGCTGTCTTTTGTTCCTTGCTTGACGTTGTATATCTTCCTGTATGCATCTGATGCTGAATTGCCTTTGATGTATTCTTGACAGAATAGTTCTTGCTTACTGGTTAGAGTAGGGATTGATTTCAGTTTAGGTCGATCAGTCATAGACTGATTATATGATGCTCAACTCCCCCCGATCAAGATTACAAAATGATACCGATATGCATTCAAATATTGACCAGTCATTATTTACTTTCTGATGGCTCTGAATGTGCATCTAATTTGTATGTATTTATATGTACTTATTGATTGCAATAAACTACCCATTTGATATATTTGTTTTGTATCTGATACCGATAAGGTTAAATCAGATTTTGGTTGACAGGGACAAGACCAGTTTAAACAAGTAGATAAGATCACAGTCCTGAAGAAAGTCAGAATTTCTTGACCGAGTCGATGCGGTGGTATCGATAAAGTGGACACCTCTGAGGTATAAGTTTCACTGGGTAAAAAATGAGTTTGTAGATTTCTCATTACTGACAATTCAAATCTAGGGCTGAAACAAATGCCAACAGCACAAGGATGGGAATCCGAAAATGTAAGTCTCTAAAGGGGGACTTGGAAGCATCTTCGAGATAAGTGAGATTCTTGAACCCGATAGCCAATAAATTTTTTAGGAAATTTTGAGCAGTCGATGAAAGCAGATTGATAGCGATGTCATGGTTGCCGATTCAAATATCAGGGTGACTTAGATCACATCAAGAACATTAATTATCTTTATCTCGAAAGACACGCACCAAGAAAGCCAAGATGAAAATCATAATGAGCATTGCGTGGTCTATATGAATAGTCCAAAGAATTTATTTATAACTGGCGAGAGTGGGGTTTCTCCCCTCGCTCTCGCAATACAGTTTGTTCCCCTTAATCATATTCATATGAGTGTGATTAATGGGAATTAACCCAATTCATAATAGGAGAAAAAATTATGAGAAAAATTACTAAAGAAAGTTCAGAAGCATTTGTGAATTTTGAGCAATACAAGAAGTCTAATACTGAAGTAGAAATCCAAAAGGTAGGATATAAGTACGATGAAGTCGCTACATTTTATCTGCATGGAAATCGCATAGCTGAAATCACTAGATCAACATTGCCTGAATGTCAGGGATTAAAATCTACTCAGATTATTGATCTATGCGGATGGCATACACCAACCACTAGAGAAAGAATCAATGGCATTCTTGATGCACTAGGTTATGACTTTAGGATTGCTCAGAGAAATCATGAGCAAGTCTTGGTTAGAAGGAAAAACGAGAATCAGCATTGTTATGTGACTGATTCAGATTTTAGCTACAGTTGGGAACAAACATTGAAACTATCTGACGATAGTTTTGATCCCGATTTTGCTGAGAAAGTTTTTGAATCTAGCGAGTTCGTTAGTGGCACTGATCTGAATGCAATAGCTGACTTTTAAATCAACTGATGAGCCTGTGAAACTCAGGCGAAACCCAATCGAAAGATTGGGTCTTGATAATAACTTTCATATGGAGAATCAAATGAAAATAATAAATAAAAAATTCAATGTGCCTACATGGGAATTGATAGTTCACGATAACTATAAACAATACCTAACAGCACAAAATAAAACTTCTAAGTCTAGGCTTGATGAGGTGAATAAAGCAATCACCAAAGAAAGAAAAAGGTTGAAACAAATAATCGCTGATTATGAAGAATCAATAAATGATCTTGTTGCTTGTCGTAAACAATTCAAAAAAGAAATTGAACAGGTTGAGACTGAGTATAGCTTCAGAAGAAAAATCAATGCACTACTAAAGAAGCATAGCTACTTAACTGTGTTTTGGGATGGTGATGACGATGTTTATACGACATGGGTTTACTCAGATGACTTTGGGGATAACGATGACATAAACGATCCTTATTTTGATAATCATTTCTGTGATGAATATGAAGAAGCATATAAAAGATGTTTGGTTTACATTAAGCATCACGAAAGCATTTAATAAATAATCAAAGGGGTTGAATATTGACCAGTCAATATTTGACCCCTTGCTGTATAGGAATGTAATTCCTACTGATGATTGCGAAAGCATGAAACAGCACCAATCTAATTTACATAACATAGGAGAAAATTATGAGTAAATTAAAAGCTAGTGAACTAGTCGAAGTAATCTTACATAACTTAGAGAATGCATCGAGCAGTGTGCCTTTCATAAAAGGAAGTCCCGCTATCGGTAAATCCTCTCTAGTCTTTGAGATTGCTCAGACTATTGCTGACAAATCTAAACTGAAACTGATCAGGGATCATAAGGATAGACCAATCTATAATGTGAAGCCAAAGAAAAATGAATTTGGTTTCGCTGATTTTAGGGTCGCCATGTATGAGCCAATAGACTTTTCAGGATTGCCATATATCGATGATAAGACTGGCAGTCAGAAAAGGGCATTACTGGATAATCTGCCTACAGATAAAAACAGTAAAGGTCTTTTGTTTTTGGATGAAGTAGCCCAAGCAACTCCCGCACTACAAAACACAATTCGCCAACTGACTTTTGAAGGTCGCATTGGCACTGATTATGTTTTGCCTACTGGTTGGAAAATTATCCTTGCGGGTAATCATTCAACCGATAGAGCGGGTGCACAAAGAATCTTGACTCACTTTCAATCTGCTTGTTTAACTTTGGAATTAGTTCCTGATACGAATGAGTGGTTAGAGTGGGGATATGGGAATGATATCAATGCTGACATACTGGCATTCTTAACTTTCCAACCTCAATTCTTACATCAATTTGATGCTAAGAAAGAGGGTGGATTTCCCGCACCAAGAATTTGGCATCAAGTAAGTGAAATGCTGACTGGTGATCTTAGACGATCACTGATACAACCAGTGTTGGAATCTTACTTGGGTGAAACAGTCGCTAGAGAGTTTGAAACTTTTTGTGCATTCCAAAATGAATTGGAATCGCCAACTAAAATTCTCAAGAGTCCAAAAACAGCAAAACTGCCTGAAAGGACAGAACTGCAATATGCAAGTGTTGCATCTCTGATCAATGCAGTTGAAACTCCAAAGCAATTTGAAAATGCTCTGACTTATATAGAGCGTTTTGATGCTAAAGAGTTTTCAGTTTTGTTTGTCAAAGCACTCACAACTAAAGAATCAAAATTCAAGGAAACTTCGGTTTTCATTGATTGGCACATTAAAAACCAAGACATCTTGGTTTAAGTGATCTAATCAAAACTTGATACACAATGGCACTACCTGATTTTTATCAGGGGATAAGGGTCTTTTTTGATTCTCCTATACCTTATCCGCCATTGTGTAATCCTCGTATGACATTAGTAGTCATGCCTGATGAGATACTTCGAAAGGATTATGAATCAGTTAATTAAATTTTACTTATGGAGAATCAATATGAGTAAGAAAAACAATAGCAAGAAAACTGCACTATCAGAATCTTGCACAAAAGTTCGAGTCACTATAAAAACTTATAGTGGGATAAAATCTGATACTCAAACTAGGAATGAATTAGCAGATAGTAAAGATGCTGATCCTGATTTAGTAAAAGTACAGAAGCATTTATTGAAAAAAGAACGTCTTGCAGAACCGATCAAAATTGGCAAAAAATTTAGGAATCAAGTTATGTATAAACATACTCTTCCGTGGATTGATGCTGATGATCAAGTTTTGGGTGAAGGAAAATCCTATATCTTTGGAGACAAAGGAAGACAAGTCAAAAAGGGTGATTGGAGATTGCTTCCATCCAAAAAGACTGATTGGTTTAAAGAAGAAGTAAAAAAATATCAAAGAGACTTTGAAAAAGCAGTCGAAAAAATCATTAATGATTATGACGATGCGATTGAAGAAGTCAGGCAGAAAAACATTGGTTTAGGAAAGATGTTTGATCGTTCAGATTATCTTTCTCCTGATGAATTGAGAGCAAGATATATTTTTATTTTTGAAGAAGGGAAAATAAATGAATTCAATTCTGATGATATTAGAGTTCAAATATCTTCTAACCTTAAATCCAACATTATTTCTGATTACCAAGAAAAAGAAAATAATGTAAAGAAAAATGCTGATAGGCATACTGCCAAAAAGCTGATTGATGGAATTCAAAGGTTAGCAAGAGGATTGGAAAAGTTTGATCCCAAAAACAAAACCAAGAATCCATTGAGGGATGGTAGCTATAACGACCTTAGAGATATGCTTGATTCAGTAGATGAATATCTATTGGGTGATGATGATGATCTAAGATCAACTGTAGCTGACTTGAGAAAAGACATCATAGATGCAAAATCTCAAGACAATCTCAAGAAGGATGACAAGGCTAGAAAATCTACAGCTAAGAAACTGAGACAGGCTGAAAAGAAGGTCAAAGTTTCTGACACTGCTAAAGGATTATTTTAGTTTGGTGGGGAGTCGCAAGACTCCCCAAAACCAACATCTCAGCTCCCTGAGAAATAAAAATATTTTCAGAAGGTTTAAATCAAAACAAGTATTGACCAGTCAATATTTGTTTTGATGTAGGCATTCTGTCTGCAAAATTTGTTTATATATAGGAGAAAATTATGGATAAGCAAACAACTGCCAGTAAAGTGGCAGAACACAAAATCGTCAAAGCTAGAACCTCGATCATCCAAAAGGGTCATCTTGGTATGGCTTCGATGATTACACCTTTGATTCTGAAAGAAGTTTCAAAGGATGTATGTTCTACAATGGCAACCGATGGTACTCATATCTTTTGGTGTGAATCCTTTTGCAATGAATCGAGTCATGAAGAATTAGAATTTGTTCTAATGCATGAAGCGTTGCATTGCACTTGGGCGCATCACCTCAGAAGGAATGATAGGAATCCTGAGTTATGGAATATCGCAACTGATTATGCAATCAATGCTGAGTTAAATAGATCAGGTGCAATATCCTATTGGAAGATGCCAAAGGATGCATTGTACGACAGCAAATATGATGGCAAAACTGCTGACGAAATCTACGCTATATTGCTTGAGGAAAAAGATCAGAAAGATCAAGAAAATGATCAGGCTGATAATTCTTCTGACGATGGCGATCAATCAGATGGATCATCCGATGGTGATTCTGATGGTGATTCTAATGATCAAGATCAAAGCAATGGTGGTGATAAAAAAGATGGTGATGATTTAGCGAATGCTAATGAAGGTAAACCATCTAACACTAGCCAAGCGGGTGGTGTTTGGGATGCAGTGAACCAAGATGGAAAACCATTAACCAAGCAAGAAAATATTGATGCTCAAAGAGAATTGGCTAACAAAGTCCGATTGGCTGACAGCATGAGTCGATCTTGCGGTGATGGTTATGACAATTCATTCAACCGAAGGGTGAATGAAATTGATGTGGAAACTGCCAACTATCTTGAGAAAATTCAGGATTGGTTGGTCAGCGTTTTCCCTGATCAAACATCTTGGAATCGACCACATAGAAACCATATATGGAAAGACAAAACTTACAAGAAAGGAAACTATCTTCCGAGTAGGGTCAGTTCAGTTATGGGTGGCACTTTGGCAATCGGTGTTGATGTATCAGGATCAACTTCTTATTACATGGATGGATTCATGTCTCAGATACAGGGGTTGGTTGAGCAATGCAACATTGAGAAGGTCAAAGTTTGTTGGTGTAGCACCATAGTTCATCATGACGAAGAAGGGAATTATTGGGATGAAGTTGACATCTCTGCGGGTGAATCTTTATTAGATATCACTCCTAGAGGTGGCGGTGGAACTGAATTAACTCCCATCTTTGAATTGGTGAATAACTATACCGATGATGTTGCCGATCTACAGGGTCTAATTGTTTTTACTGATGGAGAATTTTACCCAGTAAAAACAAAACATGAGCCTGATATACCAGTCCTATGGGCGACAATCGAAATGACATGGGGTGTGGATCAAACTGAGTTTGGTGAAGCAATTCATCTCCCGCCACATTGTCTGCGATCTGATCTAGATTTAGCTAGTTAGGATTGGTGCAAAAAGGGGGGTTTTAAGGGTATGTTATGCCCTTACTACCCTCCTAACTTTGCATTAGACGAGCAATGGTGAAGCCATTTTTTGTGAGATTCGCCTTAATAGCATCATTTCGGTGTTATTAATGGGAATTATCCCAAACTCAAATTAGGAGAAAAATTATGAGTGAAAAATCATTAAAAGAAGTAGTAGTAGACCCTGTAGATATTGAGAAACTGGAAAGTGTCTTAGATAGTCTTATGTATGTGAACAGAACCAATGGTACTGTTTTCATGCCTAAAGACAGTAAGGACACTAAAGTTTTTCTATTGAGTGAGATAGTAAAGTATCTTGAGTCAGTCATAGAAACTGCGGTTGAAGAAAATCCTAGAGGGGCAAAATACTATAATCTTTAAACCAACTGAAGAGACTCAGTGAAAATCTGAGCGAAACCCAATCGAAAGATTGGGTCTTGGTGTCAGTGTAATGCTGACTAAATTAACTTTCATAATGGGAGATAAATTATGAAATATCATTCTAAAAATGTTGATAGCCCTAAGAACCTCGCAAGGCTAATGATTCTTAACAAGCTGTATGATCTTGTTGAGAACATTTACGAAACCGAGTTTCATGGTTTAGACATAAGAAGTGAAACTGCTCAATCTATCTTAAAGAAAGAAGGAGTTATTGAAGTATCAAATATCGAAGCGGATTTGTTTATGAGAAATCTTAGCTTTGAGGTGGCAAAACTGATTGGAAAATTAGAATTGCAGACTGGTGCTTTTGATACAGTTAAAAGGACAACTAATGGTGCAGTCTGTAAGACTCCTTTCTTTGGTAGTTCATTTACTGGAGAACCATCATGAGTGAAAAAGAAGTAGCAATCGAAAATGTAGATAAATCAAAATCTGACTTGAAAACTTATGTTTTTGAGAAAGAATATTTACTATACAAAAAAATAACTGTTCAAACTGATTGTTGGGATTCAGCTTATGAGATGGCAAATTCAGATGGTAAAAAATCATTTGATGATTCTCATACTTATCATGAAACCGATATGCGACCAGTTATTGATTTCAGATGGAATCCAACTATAAGGATTGAGTGTTTAACTAAACTTGATCAAAATGGTGATCCATCATGAGTGCGGTAATCGGTGGTTTATGGACAGAATGGATTGTAAAAATCAAAAGGGAAAATATTCACAAGCTAAAAGAATTTCTTGATGACGATAAGTTTTATGGAAAAACTACTGGCTTTGCTGAAAGTCTTTTCAAGCACTTTGAAAAGAAGGGTGAATTGTCTGACAAACAATGGCATTGGGTACTGAAACTTGTCGATCAGCTTCAGAATCCAAAGCAAGAAAAACCTGAGAAAAAACTGCCTAATATAAATGGTGTTTATTCTATGCTCAGACGAGCGGTATCACCAAAGAATAAATCATTTCCTAAATTGTGGCTGAGACTTGATGACCAAGATATAAAAATATCCAAAGCATCAAACAAGTCTAAGCACAGAGGAAAACTATTTCTCAGCAATGGGAAGTGGGGATATGAAAATATTTACTTTGGGCGTATCGAAACCGATGGCGATCTTTACTTATCAAAAGATGGAAAAGAGGTTCAGGAAAAACTAATCGATCTATTAAATAGATTGGTTAGTGATCCTGAGAAAGTCGCAAGTGAATATGGAAAACTCACTGGCAACTGTTTTGCTTGTCATAGGCAACTGTCCGATGACCGATCTATTGAAGTAGGTTATGGAAAAGTTTGTGCTGATAAGTTTGGATTGCGTTGGGGATAAGTGATGATATTGACTGGTTGTTTTAATAATGACCAGTCAATATTTGATTTCCTCTATGGTTTCCCTATTTACGTTTTGAAAAACACTCATTTTGGGTGATGTCTAGGCATTACCCGACATGAGAAAATGCATTAGAACGTAAATAAGGAGTCCATTTTTCCTAGAATTAGTATGAAAATGCTAGTTTTGGGTGGATTTCTATTAATGGGCGATTCATTCGCCTTAATTTAATCTTACTATATAGGAGACAAATTATGAGTAAGAAAAATAAAACCTTTGTCGCAACTATTTATGGGTACGACAATATGTACCATGAAAAGTATCAATGTTCTGTGGATCACTTTATAGATAACTATAAAGAATTTGCCAGAGATGATTTCTTTTGGATATTTCATTCCAAAGAAGAAAGAGATTCTTTTGCTCTTAATTCTTATTATGATGAACTAATTCATAATGGTAATTCTAGTGGTTCGAAAAGTTATACATTGCCCGATGACTCTGTTGTTTATAATCCAGTGGCAAGGAAAGATGCCAAAGATTATTTAGATGGCTTGAAAGAAATCGATCTTGATAAGGCGGTGTCATCATGAGTACCGAAATTTTGATAGACGAACAAGATCAAGAAAACTGGAATGTAATTTTAGATGATCTTAGAGAGTCAGGAATAATCAATATGTTCGGTGCTCCATCTTGGTTGCAAAATAATTTTTGTGTTTCTAAAAAAGAAGCACAACAAATTTTCATCAACTGGACAGAAACTTACAATCGCTAGTTATAAATAAATAAAACTTGACCCTATCGGTCTATGTCTTTTTAGATGTGGATCGGTAGGGTCTTTTTTTTTTGGTCTAAATTTTGTGGTCCTGGAGATTGGGTGAAAATAGTGTCAGAATCTAAAATATTTTTTTTGGTCTGGGAGCTGACGGCTTTTTTGCCAGAGCCGTGTAAAACTAAAAATATTTTTGTTTTGCTGGGGGAAAAAATCTGCTTGGTTTGGTCTGTATATATTCCAACACTACCTTTAACTAAATATTGACCAGTCAATATTACACGCACCAAGATACCAAGAAGTTATTGTCATACTTATTTTGAGTTAGTCTTTTGATATCTTTATGATTGCATTATTTTGGTTAAATCATTATAATTTGTATTAAATATAAACGCATTCAGAGTAATTATCATGAGTAAAGAAAAAGACATCCTAACACCATCACAGATTGAGCCTAATCTTCCTACAGATTATTCAACTCCTAGTGCTCACTGCAATCTGTCTGTTTTGCAAGAAGCAGAGGAAACAAACTCCATTTTAAAAACAAAAAACGAAGGTGCTGATCCTGAATATGTTGCCCTGTTAGATGAAAAAGGAAAGATGCAACAAGAAGGACTATTAACAGAGAGAAAAAAGCCAAGCAAAAAACCTTTTGAGTGGCAAGATGTAGAAAGGTTTCTAATCAATAGAGAGTTTAATATTGATGAGGAAAAAGGTCAGTACATAGATCACAGAGGTCATGTAAGAACAGAAAAAGAAAGAAAATATCCTGTAGATGTTCATCTACTCAAAAAGATATGTGATATGCATCCAATCGTAGGCAATGTTCACAAGTTGGTAAAAATTTGTGGCTTTCATAAAACAATCTATGCAAGACTCGGCACATCAAAATCAACTGTTAGAAAAGCAGTCAACAAGGAAACGATGACAAAGATTGCTGAAATCCTAGAGTTAGATGACTGGAGAAATTTAATAGACCGAGAACAATTAGATGCTCTGTCGAAAAAAGAGCAGAGGATAAAGAAGATAAGAGAAGATATGAAATCTTACAGAAGCAAGATCAAAGACTTGCAAAGAGAATTACAAAAACAAAAACAAGGAGTAAACGATGATTAAATATTTTTGTGATGACTGCAAAAAGCAAATGGTGATAGACCAACATCCTTTAAACATTGAGTGTGAAGTGGCACAAGGGGTTGATCTTTTGTATCACGAAGAGGGAATACAGGTTGATTCATACGACAGAAGAACAGATGAAGTCAGCTATCAACATCAATGCAAAGAGTGCCATATTAAGAAGAACAAAGAAGAATCCTTTTATTATGATTGGGGTGTAGCATGACCGAGCAAAGAGAAGAGATTAAACAGTTTTTTGATAGAGGGGTTTATGCAACCATCATTCATTACAAGACTCAGATCAATGGACATTGGGGTTATAAAACAGAATGCTATGTTTATGATAATGAGTACAGGGCGATTGAACATGGACAAGATGCCATCTTTGACCGCAAACTATATTTCAGCGAAGAGCAACTAAGAAAGGCATTGGAGTTCCTAGCAGAAAACAAACGATACGATTTCGCATCCAACTTTGTTGAGGTGGTAAAAGTATCTAATATTGACCAGTCAAAATTAAGGAGTGCGACATGACTGAATTACAAAAAGAAGAAACACATAACTTTATGTGCAGATTATCACAAGAAGATCACCAAAAACTCAAGGTGATCTCTAGTGCCTATAACAGAAGCATGACTTCTCAGATCAGACAGCTTATCCAAGACTGCTATCGAGAACATGGATATGCTATGGAAGAACACCTAGCGGGAAGAATACAATCAAACTATCCAAACACAGAAACAAGGGATAAGATTATATTAGATAACGCTCACAAGATTGAACCTGAATCTTTAAGAGAAGAAATGATTGATGAAGCAAAATCTAGTTTAGAAAGAGTAGAAGAAGAAAGGAAAGAAAACAACACTCTCGATGAATCAGATGATAATAATGTTCCTTTCTAAAGAAGCGAATGCAGAATCATTTTTTGTAGCTTAACTTCTTGTTGGGTTTTTCTTTTGGGAAACCAATAATCTGATAGGACATCCAAGCCAAACCTCAAGGGGTCGATCTCATGATCTCTTGGGGTTTTTTCTTTGGCGACCACATTCCACAATAAAATTTCAACTTTCGGACTTGCGTGTTTTTGTAAATATTTTTGCACACCAGACAAAATCAAAGTGCGGGTTGGCGGAGATGGTGGTTTAAAATTATTTTTCATATCACGAAACTCCCAAGAAGGGCTTCCAACATTTGCACCAGACTTGAAAATTATTTCTGTATATTTCTCACCAACATGGTGCTGATCTACTGTGATTTTTTTTTCTATTAAGAGTTTGTCGATTGGCACTTGGTCAGTGACTTTCATGTGGTGAAAAGGACTATTCTCTCCCTTTCTGAGAGAGAAAGAATGTCTTGATGCTAACTCTTTATTGCCTAATTCATTAAAGACAATCTTAGAAGTCTGTTGTCCATTCGTAATCTTCGTCAAAGCCCATGTCCTCTGAGATTTCATCAAATCTACCACTATTAAGGTCATAGCGCAACTTAGCAACCCCCTGACTGCCTTGAAAATTCCAACGAACCTTTTGAACATGAACGTCAGTATCGTTGTCATTTCTAACAACGCTTAGAAGAAAATCCGCTTTAGTGTACCAAGATATTGATCCCGCTATGTCAAGACCTGTAGCAACTAGATTGTCCCTGTTTGCGGGTTTTGCGGGATGAGCCACAAACAAAACAATAGACTGAGTTTGCTTCGCCCATTGAGTGACTTTAGTAAGCATCTTATTGATCGCTTCAGTCAACAACTGATTACCTTGTTTGATGTCTATAAAGTTAAATGGATCAATCACTAGGACAGATGTATCTGCTCTGAGTAATGCGCTTGATGCAAAGTCTAATATTCCCTCAATCGTGAAAGGACTTCCCGCTTGGTGGTCTTGGAACACAAAGTTGTTCTCAATAAACTCCAAAGCATATTCCATCTCTTCCTGATTCATTCTGTTTTCTTTGCCTTTGAAGAATGGCTTCCCAACAATCTTAGATGCCAACTGCAATGCATGAAGCTGTGGTGGTTTCTCAAATGATGCAAAGCAAGTTTTCATTCCCTGTTTTGCAAGTCGTATGGTTATCTCATCAACCAATTCTGATTTACCATGCGAAGGATAGCCTGTCACCACATATAAATTAGAAGAATTAAAGCTGATCAGCTTATCCAATGATGGCAATCCCAACTGCACACCTTTTGGATATCCATGATCGTATAGCTTCTGTATTGAATCTTTGTAGGTGTAGATGGTATTCAATCCCGCAAGTGGTAATGGTGTTGCATTCTCTATCGCATCAACAATCTTATCTGTACCGCCTGTCATTAAGACTTCATTTACATCCTTGTATTGTCCGAGATCAACCTCGTAAGACTTGGCTTTTCCAATCCTTCTTCCCAACACTTCCTTTAAAGAATCACCCGCAGTATCTTGATCGGTCAGCAAGATTGACTGGTCAATATTTGACAAGATCGTTTCTGCATCACGAAGATAATCGTACTTCTTGTCATCTTCTGTATCGTTTTTTACTTTCGATGGCGCACCATTTGGTACTGATACAATGAGAGTATTATGTTCATCTTCACCGAACCCTATTCCCGCAGTCGCTAGACTCAAGACATCCATCTCTCCCTCTGCAATTATTATTCTTTTCTGCCCATTGAGTTTTTCTGGCAAGTTGTAAAAAGTTTTTGCACCGCCTTTTGTTTGCGTGAAGTATTTGTGTTCATCACTTGCTGATCTCCACTTGATCGCATAAGTCACACCATCTTTCTTGTATGGAAAACCAACGCTCGGCAACTCACCACTTCCATTGAACTTATGTTTCGAGAAGATAATCCCAAACTTCTCAATCACTTCTTCTGATATCCCTCTATCCATCAACCAGTCTTTCGCAGTATTGTCGGTCTTGAAAACAGTAGTGTCCAACTCCTTAAAAATATTTTTGTTTTGAGCTGTCATGAGCGTATGTCTTTCCGAAACCCTACCCTCGATGCCACAATGATGACAACGATACAAAGCACAATCTGAAGAAACTGTGATTGATAATGGTCTGTCTGATCTGTTTTTCTTTCGGGTTGAACTACACGAAGGACATTTGATTTTGTGACTGCCGAAATCTAGGCTTTTTGATATTGATAATAATTCGTTTTGAAGATTGGTGCTTACATCCATAATAATACCTACTGGTTATATACTAACTATTAATTAACTAACAGTATATTTACAGACTGGTATTATACTAATACTAGTATATACTAGTTATAGCTGATTTTGATTGGGTCAGCTTATTCATATGATGATCTCCTATATGAGAAGAGTCTATCGAACTAGTTTTCGGTAGGCTCTGTCATGGAGAAACTATCAAGAACACTGATCGCATTTTCAGCTAATACCTTTCTTTCTATCTTTGGTCTTTTCGACATTTCTAAAAAGAACATTGCCAAATAATCAGGATCAACTTCTGCACTATCGCATATCATTTTAAACTCCTCACCATCGGCAACCCAATCTGCAACATCTGTCACCCTTTCTGAATCCGATGAGTGGAAATCTCTTATGGCTTGTTTGAGTATTGCTCTGCAAACATCAAATGCCATTTGTTCATCTGTCGATAACATTTACTTCTATCTCCGCTCTTGGATTCTCTTTGTCGATACCATGAAAAATATGTTTCTCTTTAACGCTTCGATCATTCTCATAGATCATTCCTTGCATCAAATCTAGTATTAAACTTTCGTCTAAATCAGGTCTGCGATTCTGATAATATATCGTCATCTTGACCGAAACATCTTTGTCTTTTGGTATCAATGTTTCTTTTTTAGGGCATTGCCAAGCAAAATCTTCAGCGTATTTAAGTGCTTGTTTTGACTTAATAAATCGTGGTTTCCCACCTATCGAAACTAGCCTTCTGCTGTTCGCTTTGCTGTAGCATTGTCCTTTAACTACAAACTTAATACTATCACCCATTAATCACCTACACAAGAAATTTAGCAACAATCTATTGACACCATCTAAACAATCTATATACTTTGTATTTCACAAGGATTTAAACAGGACTCATTTATGAACAAAACTATTAAACCAGTAGTTGTCAAATCACAGCTCCCTACGAGCAATAGAGGAAAATGGAATCTACCTCTTGAGTCTATCAAAAAAGGCGAACTCATTAAACTCGAAATGAGCGAAGATGAAGCAAGAGACAATAGCAACACAATTAGAACTATTGTTCACAGATTCCAAAAGAAAACTCCATCAAAGAAATTCACAGTCAGGCTTGTCATCAACGATGTTGCTGACGAGTTGGATTGGGAAGGCATAGGCATATGGAGAACTAGGTGAAGTTCACCAACAAACATAACCTTCCACCTATCATTGTGAATGCATTGATGCATGATACTTATTCTTCTCAAGGGTCAGACTACAGCATGACCACACTTATAAAAGCACCACAACAAGTCATACTTGAAAGAGAAAACCACAGCGCATTGACACAAGATGTCTCTGATCTAATATTTTCAAGAACTGGAACTTGGAATCACGATGGGCTTGAGGCGGGAAACAAAGACAACAAAGATGTCATCTGCGAGAAGAGACACACGATAGTTGTCGAAGGTAAAAAGATATCAGGTGCAACCGATGTATATGATCGCCTTAAACACCATGTTATTGATTATAAAACTACATCGTATTATGCAGTCAAAGATGCATTGAAGGGAGGCTCTGTAAAACCAGAATGGGAAAAGCAGACAAATGGATATGCTTATATGTGGCGAGAAAATGGATATACAGTTAGAGGAATTAAGATCATTGCGATACTCAGAGATTGGAGTCGAGCAAACTCATTCCGAGATAAGAACTATCCACCTACACCGATTGTTGAGTTGAATGTTCCATTGTGGAATGAGCAAAAGCAGAAGTGGTATTTAAGAGAAAGGGTTGAACTGCATGAATTGGCGAAAGCTGAATATGAAATGACAGGAGAAACCACAGAATGCACCGATGAAGAACGATGGAAAATACCTGATACTTGGGCTTTGAAACTCAAGGGTAGAAAGAGAGCAATCAAAGTTTACAAATCAGAAGCAGAAGCACATCAGAACATGGACAGCGAAGAACACTTTATTGAGCACCGAGAAGGTAAAGCAAACAAGTGTGAGAACTATTGTCCATGCAGAGATTTTTGTCCTCAGTTTCAAGCTGAGATTAAATAATGACCAGTCAATATTAGAGGAGATTACTATGGCTAAACAACTAACGTATAAAGAAATTTGGGACACACTTTCCAAAGTGGATTGCTCAGAGCATATTGAGAAGAAGATGAATCTATCATATCTCTCATGGGCTTGGGCTTGGGGAGTGTTGATGGAACACTATCCTGATGCACAGTTTACATTTCAAGCATTCACTGATTCAGATGGGATCATGAGGGATGCAATGTTTTATCCCGATGGGAGTGCTAGTGTTCATGTGACTGTTTCTATAGGCGATCTTGCAAGATCAATGTGGTTGCCTGTAATGGACAATAGAAACAATGCAATTTCTAATCCAACATCAAGACAAATATCTGATGCGAAGATGAGATGCTTGGTCAAGTGCATAGCGATATTAGGTCTGGGTCATTATATTTTTGCGGGAGAAGATTTACCTAGCGAGAAAAAAGAAAGTGGTTCAGCAGACAAACGTGATGATACCTCAAATCAACCCCCAAATGGTGAGTCTGCTGAATCCAAAGAAGATGTCGTTGATGACAAGTTTATAGAGATAGTCGAGACATTTATTAAAGATGTTGAGACAGTTGAATCTCTTGAGAAGTTTTTCACTGACAACAAAGATGAGTTTAAGAAACTCAAAACAACAAGCGAGGAGACATACAACGCTTTGATCAAATCGTTTGCTAAAACTAAAGCCGATCTAAAAAAGGAGACAGAAGATGAGTGATCGAATTAAGGTTGAAGGTGCAGTATTTGCGAACACCTATAAAAAAGCAAAGAATCATCCTGACTTCACAGGCAAGATTGAACTGAGCAAAACTCTATTGAAAGAGTTGGTCGAGAGAGCGAAAGCCAATCAAGACATTTCAGTAAGTGTTGCAATGTGGGACAGGACTTCTAAAGATGGAAAGATATATAAATATGTTTCTGTTGAACTTCCTGAGATTAAGGAAGAAGAAGTGGAAGTCTTTGAAGATGAGATACCATTTTGAGTGCGCTTAGTTTTGAAGCTGTAAAGGTTCGGATTACTCAGAACAAACAAGGAGTTTATCTGGTGCTTAATGTCCATCCTGACGAAGTGCCAGAGGAACTTCTTAGAAGTTGGGTCGGTCAGAGATATTACTGCGCCCTTGTAGGCATACAAGAAGATGAGACTCCTGTTCCGCATAAACCGATCAGAAAGAAAACAAGCGGTCAAAAGTATGTGGACAGAGCGGGGATCATGGCAAGGGAAAAAGAATTTTGGGAGTTTGCAGAAGTCGAGAACGAAGAAGATGCTTCTGAGTTTATAAGAAGTTTTTGCAATATACATTCGAGAAGCGAACTAAAGAACAACGAGTTTGCACAGATTCTTTTTGATGACATTAACAAGAAATACAACAAATGGTATGAGCAAAATGACAAATAAATACATAGTAGAAATTCAAGTCACTGGCACAGAGATATATGAAATCGAATCCGATGTTTCTTTAACAGAACATGAACTGGTTTACAGGGCAATCAACAAGGATCAGCCTGATAATTGGAAAACAAATGGTGATTCACCTTATAAAATTTCTGTAATGGAAGGAAAGCTAGAGGTAGATGAGTCTTTAGAATGAAAAAGAAAACAAAACAAGACGACAATATCAATCCGCCTTATTACAAAAAAGGAATACAGGTGACTGACTTTATACTTTCTCACGATCTTGGTTGGTGCGAGGGGAACATTATAAAATATATTGTCAGACACAAGATCAAACACGATGATCCAATACAAGATTTAACAAAAGCCAAGTGGTACTTGGAAAAACTAATTGAAAAACTAGAGGGGGAGAAATGAAAGCGTTAGGTTTATTTATATTTTTACTAGGAATGTTTGTATTCACAAGTGGTTGGGTACTTTTAGATTTGGCATCTTTGCCATTAAAGAATGATCTTTATTCATTAGATGTGTTGGGTTTCTTTAACAATATGTTTTCGTTAGACCCAACTGTTGCAAGTTTTCAATCATTCATGTCTTTGCTGTTTATTATTATGGGATGCTTGATCTGTTATAGCGGTAGCATCTTAATCAAATATTGACTGGTCAAAGTTTGGAGAACAAATGGAACGATTCAAATATTCAAAAAAACTAACAAGAAAAGAAAACTATAGCCATTGGAGACTGTCTAACTCAGAAGAAAGACTTCATCACAACCAAAGGCTTTTATCCGAAGAAGAAGCACAAGAACTATTTGATAAGTATTATCCTGATGAGCAAGGAACTAAGTGAAAGAAAAGAAGATTGGTGGGCTTGGCATAGGTTAAACCCTCATGTATGGAGATTGTTTGAGAAGTACACCTTCGAGGCAATCAAGAGCGGTAGAGAGAACTACAGTGCATGGGCGGTCATTCAGAGGATTCGTTGGCACACAACGATAGAGACACAAGGATCAGACTTTAAGATATCAAACGATTACATCGCTTTCTATTCCAGATTGTTCCATGTGAAACATCCAGAATACGATGGCTTTTTTAGAACCAAGAAACTGAAAGGAGAAGATGAATGAATTGTTGGCACTGTAATAATGATTTAATTTGGGGTGGAGATCATGATGCCGAAGAAGAAGATGACCATATAATGATAACAAATTTATCTTGTCCTAATTGCAAGTCTTTTGTTTTGGTTTATTTACCGAGAGAAGAAAACAAAGATGAGCATTAAAGTATTAAATGGAAACTGCATAGAAGTGCTTGATCAACTGCCTGAAAAGTCAGTCGATTCCTGTATTACTTCTCCTCCCTATTACGGACTCAGAGACTACAACACTGGCAAATGGATTGGTGGTGATCCTGATTGTCCTCACAAGCGAATGACTAAGATCAGCAAAGACACCGATACAGGACATAAGAATATGTATGAGCATGGAGATGTGGTTGGTGATGCAATTTACAAAAGCGTTTGCCCGAAGTGTGGAGCAACAAGAGAGGACAAGCAGATAGGCTTAGAAGATTCACCTGAAGAATATGTTGAAAGCATGGTGGAAGTGTTTAGGAAAGTTAGACGAGTGCTAAAAGACGAGGGGACTGTTTGGCTTAATCTTGGTGATTCATATGTAAGCACACATCCAACAGGAACTAGGGATTCAGATACAGGGTGGAAACATGGGGAATTGTCACAAGGACATCAAGCGAGAGCGGGTGGTGCGGGTGGCATATATAAAGTGAAAGACCTTATGGGAATCCCGTGGATGGTTGCCCTTGCTTTAAGAGCGGATGGTTGGTATCTAAGACAAGACATTATATGGCATAAACCTAATCCAATGCCTGAAAGCGTTCAAGACAGATGCACCAAAGCACATGAATACATCTTCTTACTTACCAAACAAAGAAATTACTATTATGATCATGAGGCAATTAAAGTGCCTGTAAAACAAGATTGGGGAACAAGGGATAGAACTGATGGAAAGTATCACAATGAAGGAACAGGACTGTCTCCGCATACAGGATTAGAAGATTCTTACGAAAGTGCAAACAAGCGATCTGTTTGGACTGTCACCACAAAACCATTTAAAGGTGCACACTTCGCTGTGTTTCCGCCTGATCTAATAGAACCATGCGT